GATTAAGCCAGACATTACAAAAGAAGAACTAGCTGAGATTCAACAATTAGGTACAGCGTGGTACAATTATTATGGGATTATGCGTCCCTACCGTAGCGACATCTTTAATAGAGATGTTGTTACGTTATTGTATTTTAATTATAAAACAGACAAAACATTTGTTTACAAGAAGAAATATCTTGACAACAACGGTGTTCGTGTAATCCAAAAAGATGAAAGTTTTAATCCTCCTGAAGGAACTGAAGAAAGGTTTGAGAGAATTGAAAAGAGAATTGACGTTTGGTACGAAGGTGTTATGGTACCTGGATCTCCTTATTTACTTAAGTGGGAGCTTGCTCGCAATATGGTTCGCCCTAAATCAGCTTCTCAGTATGCATTACCAAACTACATAGCTGTAGCACCAAGAATGTACAAAGGCATCATTGAGTCATTGACTCGTCGTATGATTCCTTTTGCTGACTTAATTCAAATGACCCACCTTAAGTTGCAACAAGTATTACAACGTGTTGTGCCAGATGGTGTGTTTATTGATGCTGATGGTATTAATGAGGTTGACTTAGGTACAGGTGGTTCTTATAATCCAGAAGATGCTCTTCGTTTGTATTTCCAAACGGGTAGTGTAATTGGACGTAGTATGACAGTTGATGGCGACATGAACCATGGTCGTATTCCTATTCAAGAACTTAATACCAATAGTGGCCAAGGTAAGATTACTGCATTAATTAATGCATATAATCAATACCTAAGTATGATACGTGATGTGACAGGATTAAATGAGGCACGTGATGCTTCATCTCCTAATCCAGATGCATTAGTTGGTGTGCAGAAACTTGCTGCTTTAAATTCAAATACAGCAACTCGTCACATCTTAGAAGGAAGTTTATTTATTACTCGCAAGTTATCTGAGGCTTTATCTCTTCGTGTTGCTGACATATTAGAGTACTCTGATTTCAAAGAACAGTTTACAATGCAAATTGGCAAGTATGCTGTTGGTTTATTAGAAGAGATTAAGGACTTGTACCTATTCGACTTTGGTATCTTTATTGAGGTTGCACCTGATGAAGAAGAGAAAGCTCAATTAGAAGCCAACATTCAAATGGCATTACAACGCGATCAAATTGGATTAGAAGATGCTATTGATATTCGCCAAATGAAAAACCTTAAGTTGGCTAATGAGTTGCTTAAGATGAAGCGTAAAGATAAAGGCAAGAAGGACATGGAGAATGAGCAAGCAAAAATTCAAATGCAAACTCAAGGAAATATCCAATCATCTCAAGCTTCAGCTCAATCAGCATTACAAAAGGTTCAAGCAGAGTCTCAGGCTAAAGCACAACTTGCTCAAGCACAGATGCAGTTTGATATACAAAAGATGCAGGCCGAGGCTGCTATTAAGCAACAGCTAATGGAGGTTGAGTTTAACTACAACATGCAATTAAAAGGCATGGAAGTTAGTCAAATTAAACAATTAGATATGGACAAAGAGAAAGCAAAGGATGATCGCACAAAAATCCAAGCTACTCAGCAATCTAAATTAATTGAACAGCGTCAAAAAGACTTACCAGCAATGAACTTTGAATCAGAAGAAGATTCGTTGGATGGCTTTAGTTTGGAGCAGTTTAATCCAAGATAAAATTTATTACTACTTTTGTGCAACTAAATTAAATTAAATGGATAATATTCAAGTAAAACTTGTGGACTTTCAAGAAAAGTCCGTAGCGGAAGTTGAGCAACAATTGCTTAATGACCATGCTGAAAAGACCGCTCCAATTGAGGAGATGGCTGCAGAATTAAAAGAGACTCAAGAGCAAGCTCCTGAGGTTATTGAAAGTCAACCACAGTTTGGTGACAACGACGTTCTTTCATATTTGAAAACAAAATTCAACAAGGAGGTAAACTCTTTGGATGAATTATTTACAGAAAAACCACAGCCTCAACAGGAGTTACTACCTGAAGATGTTAATGCTTTCTTAAATTTCAAGAAAGAGACAGGGCGTGGTTTGGAAGATTTCTATCGTGTTAATCAAGATTTTTCTAAGATTACACCAGAAAGACTTCTAGCTGACTATATGCGTGAGACCAATCCTGATTTTGATGATGAGGATATCGCATTCGAATACGAATCAAAGTTTAGTTACGATGAGGATTTGGATGATGAGAAAGAAATCAAACGCAAAAAGTTAGCACTTAAAAAAGAACTTGGAAAGGCGTCAAAGTACTTTGAAGAACAAAAGGAAAAATATAAAGCTCCCCTTGCGTCAAGGATGGAAGCTACTATTCCTGCTGAGGACAGAGAGGCTTTGGAATCTTACAAGCAATATATCAGCCAATCTGCTGCAAGTCAGCAAGATCAGGCTAAAAAGTCGGAGTACTTTATTAATAAGACTAACGATTTATTCTCTGATGAATTCAAAGGTTTTGATTTCAAAGTTGGAGATAAAGATGTTTCTTACAAACCGGGAACTCCAGAGCAGCTGAAAGCTCAACAAACAGATATTTCTAAATTCTTTAGCAATTTTGTTAATGAAGATGGATACATTAAGGATGCTAAACAGTATCACAAAACAATTGCTGCGGCAATGAACCCAGATGCAATGGCCAAATTCTTTTATGATATGGGCAAAGCTGATGCGATTGATGACAGCGTTCGTCAAAGCAAGAACATAGATATGAGTGTGAGAAATTCTCCACAGAATATTGAGAAAGGTGGGTTTAAAGTTACAGCGTTGGACAATGATCATGGTAGAGGACTTAAGATTAAATCATTTAAAAACTAAAAACTAAAAAAAACAAATGGCTGGATCAGTTCAAAGTACCCCTGGTTTTCAATTAGAACCATCAGCGGTAAAGGCAACATTGCCTACAAATTACATTACCAACTTCGATTTCTTAAACCAGTATCTTCCTGATACTTACGAGGCAGAATTCGAGCGTTATGGTAATCGCTCTATTGCATCTTTCTTACGTATGGTAGGTGCAGAATTACCTTCTAACTCTGACTTAATTAAGTGGGCAGAGCAAGGTCGTTTACACACTAAGTATGTAAACTGTACTTCAGCTGCTGCTGCAGGACAAGATACTGCTACTTGGACAGTTGAAGACGTAGATGTTACTGTTAACTTCCGTGTTAACCAAACTGTATTCTTATCAGCTAACGCTGGTTCTGCTTCAGATCGTGCGGTTATTACTGCTGTAGATACAACTGCTAACACGTTCACTGTTGCTTACTATGCTGCAGCTGGACAAGTAATTGCTGTAGATACTGCTTCTACTGCATTCGTTTACGGTTCTGAATTCACTAAGGGTTCATTAGGAATGGAAGGTTCACTTGAGTCTCAAGATATTTTCTTAGAGAACAAGCCAATCATCATCAAAGACAAGTATGCTGTATCAGGTTCTGACATGGCTCAAATCGGATGGGTTGAAGTAACTTCTGAGAATGGTGCTACTGGTTACTTATGGTACATCTAGTCTGAGCACGAGACTCGTTTACGTTTCGAAGATTACTTAGAGATGTCAATGGTTGAAGGTGTTCCTGCAGAAGCTGGTTCAGCTGCTCAAACTTATTTGACAGTTGCTGCTTCTAACGTACAACCTGGTGCTGCTGGTACTCAAGGTTTATTTGATGCTGTTGCTACTCGTGGTAACGTATGGGCAGGTGGTAATCCAACTACTTTGTCAGACTTCGATTCAATCATCCAACGTCTTGACAAGCAAGGAGCTATCCAAGAAAACGTATTGTTCGTTAATCGTAAGTTCTCTTTCGATATTAATGATATGTTAGCTTCTCAAAACTCTTACGGAGCAGATGGTACTTCTTATGGTCTATTTGACAATAACGAGACTATGGCGTTAAACTTAGGTTTCTCAGGATTTAAGCGTGGATATGATTTCTACAAGACTGACTGGAAATACTTAAATGATGCTACTACTCGTGGTGGAATCGTAGGTGGAGCAATCAATGGTATCTTGGTACCTGCAGGTTCTACTAACGTATACGATCAAATCTTAGGAAAGAATGCAAAGCGTCCGTTCTTACACGTTCGTTACCGTGCTTCTGAAACTGAAGATCGTCGTTACAAAACTTGGATCACTGGTTCTGCTGGTGGTGCTCAAACTAGCGACCTTGATGCAATGGAGGTTAACTTCTTATCTGAGCGTGCTTTATGTACACTTGGTGCGAATAACTTCTTCTTGTTCGAGAACTAGTAAAGTGGGGGGGAGGCTTTATGTCTCCCCTTTTTTTAAAATTTAAAATCAAATAAAATGTCAAATCCAAAAGAATTCAAGGACAAGGTCTATGTCCTTAAAAGAAAAACATTCCCTATCTCATTTATGATTTCAGGTAGAAATACCAATCGTAAGCCTTTACTTCACTTTGATGAGACCAAAGGTATTAACCGTGCATTGCGTTATGCAGTTAATCAAAAATCTCCATTTGAAGATGAGCAAGATGGAAACTTTATTTTAGAACCAATCATCTTTGAAGATGGTTTATTAGCAGTTCCAAGAAACAACCAAGTGTTACAGTTGTTTTTACAATATCACCCAGAAAATAATGTCTTGTTTGAAGAGGTTGATACTCAAAGAGATGCAACTAATCAAATTGATGTATTAAATGCTCAATTAGATGCTCAGATTGCTGCACGTGAATTAGATATTAATACAGCAGATGCATTAGGTCGTGTGCTATTAGGTACCCGTGTGGATAGATTGACTAGCGAAGAACTTAAGCGTGACTTAATTCTTTATGCTCGTAATCATCCTGTTGGCTTCTTGAACATGTTAAATGATCCGGAGCTTAAGTTAAATGATATTGCAGCTAAGTCATTGCAAGATGGTACGTTTGTATTGAAAAACAAGAAACGTGATATCTTCTTTAACTTACCTGACAATAAGAATAAACTAATGGGTGTACCATTTGGTGAAGACCCAGTGAGGTTATTAGCATCGTTCCTACAAAGCAACGATGGTCTCGATATTTATGAGACGCTAGTTAAGAAATACCGTTAATTAAGAGGGCACATCTAGTGCCCTTTTTTTATTATCTTTGTCATTATGATAAATTCCGTACGAAATACTGTCCTAAATATTATCAATAAGGATAATAATGGGTTTATTACACCAGAAGAATTCAACAGCTTTGCAAAGCA